GGGGAGTCCACAGTCTCATCAGCTACAAGGGCTGTGGGCACTAAGTCTACGCAGGCGAGGGTGTGCCTAAGATGGAGGATGTGCCGCAGAAGCCCGCAGAGGCACCGCAGAAGCACAAGTTGGCAGCGGCGGCAGTGTCCGCGCCCGCAGCCAAGGCATCCGCTCCTGCGCCCGCTGATGCAGCCACGCCCCCTGTGAAGGATGCAGAGGGTGAGGAGCGCAAGACAAGTGGATGGCAGATGGTGGCCGAAACTATGTGCGAGATCGCCGTTCACTTCAGCAAGACTGAGGAAGACCTGAAGAAAGTCTGGTCGCTGAACCTCAGCGTACTTAACCAACTGAAAGACGCATCACCTGAACTTCACGAGAAGGTGATCGCAGCATTCAAGACGCGCAAAGCTCAGTTCCAAGGAGAAAAGTCATGAGCCAATACCCCGCATCCGGCGTTCTGTTTGCCAACGACCGCAAGCAAAACGACAAGCAGCCTGACTACACAGGCAATCTGGAGATCGACGTAGAGACTGTCCGCGATTTGTATCAGCAGATGCAGAATGGTGGAGACCACCCAAAGGTGAACCTCGCGGGTTGGCGCAAGACATCTAGGAACGGCAAGACATTCCTGTCGGTCAAGGCCAGCGTCCTGCGTGAGCGTCAGCAGAACAGCGGGTCTTCCTATCAGGCACCGCCGCAGAACAACAACATCGACGATGAAATGCCATTTTGAGGTGCAACATGAGCCGCATAAACATACGCAATGGTGAGTTCTGGCGCGTAGAGCGCCTTGTTAAAACTTACAAATCTATCCCCCAAGAACACCAAGATAAATTGGTGTCAATGCATGACCATGAGGGAGACCTTTCTGTCCATGTAACAGAAAAACCAATTAGTGATGAACTCGCTGCAGCAATCAAAAATGCTTGGATGGAGCAGTTCGAGGATGAGGATCGTGTTTTCTTCTTGGAGTCTGAAGATGACATCGATCATTGATCAGCTTAGTGACGGCGACTACGTCATGGTGCCTGTCGGTAGCAGGCGCACATGCAACCCCCCGCCGACAGACACGGACGACGACTACCTTGTCCTGTGTGAAGACATGAACCAGACGGCAAGGTCTCTGAAGGAGTTGGGCTTCGAGCCACCCGAAAACATCGAAGAGTACATCGCCCTTCATAATTGCAACTTCATCTCGCTGCGATTTGGTGAGTTGAACTTCATCGTGACCGACGATGTGCAGTGGTTCGACAAGTTCCTGACGGCATCGTACTTCGCCAAGAAGTACAACGTCACGAACAAGGTGGAACGCATTGAACTCTTCGATAGCGTGATGCGCGGCAACTCCAAGTCTGTTGATTACGCACCGGATTGGTTTGAGCTAACGAAGAAAAAGTTTTTGCAGAAAACCAAAAAGCTGGAAATGACAGAAGTTGGGCCATCCCAACACGCATTTTGACAATGCTCATCCCGAAACAGAACCGCATTCGGGATGAGAACTACCTGAAGACCTTACGCGGGGCACCGTGTTTGGTCTGCAGACGTGGCGCAGAGGCGCATCACCTGCAGCGTGGTGAGCAGCGTGGTGTAGGCTACAGAACGGGAGACAACTGGGCCGTACCTCTGTGCCACGATTGCCATATGAAACTACACCAGTTCGGTGACGAACAAACTTGGTGGGACTTGGAAGGTGTAGACCCAATTGAATGGGCTAAAAAAAACTGGAGGAAATACAATGCCAAAGAATCACTATGAAAGATGGACTGACGATGAGATCGATTCTGTTTTTTTCATGCGATCCAACGGCAAGACAGACGCAGAGATTGCCAAAATTCTGGGACGCAGTGCATCCGCAGTAACCAATGCCGTACACCGCGAGATAAAGCGGAACAGTGCCATGGTCGATAGCATGATCATGCAAGCCTCAGAGATGAGTCAGGGCTTCAAGACCGTGCCGGAGAATGTTACGCGCGCTCAAATTATGAAAGACCTTCTGCCGGGTTTGAACGAGCTGTTCGGATCGGAGTACGAGAAGTACGAAAACGAGCATGTAAAAATCTACGAAGAAGATCAGAAAAAGCCCACGCTCTTCGAGCGCATCAAGCGCTGGCTAGGTATCAGCAGATGACTAACATTAGAGATGCAGCTATGGGCTTCGAGGCTGTGAAGATCTCGATGTCTCAGGACAGGAACGGGATCGTCCTGCGCCTTAACATACACCCGAATGACTGCCCGCCCGAACTACACACTGACTGGGTGGGCACCCGATACATGGTCGCGATGGTTCGACTGAACGATCACGACGAGCCAGAGACACGCGAAGAACAGCAGCGCATCGAAAGGATGATTGCATCAGCAGGTCTGCTGTGCCGCAACGCTGAGTTCGGTGAGTACCTTGTTGCCGTTGGCCTTATCAACGGACACGACCCCTACAACATAGAAGCTGCAGCTATCTCTGCGGTGCGCGATTACTGTGGCATATCCTCTCGCACGGAGTTTCGTGATAACCCAGAGGCGCGCAGGAAATTTGAAGAACTAAGAGAGGACTTCAGGACATGGAAACAAAGCTAATCGATATTCACATGTTGTCTGAGATGACAATGATCACGACTAAAACATTGCGTAAGATCATCCACGAAGACAGCACATTCCCGAAAGCTATCAGCTTCGGGCCACGCCTCAATCGCTGGCGGCACGAAGACATAGTCAAGTGGATGGATGGCAAGCGCGGTGCATCAGGCGATGACGTTTGACTACAACGACAAGCAGGCTTGGTGCGAGGATGGGCGCAAGCTTGAGGATAAGTTCGTTGAGGAAAGACGCTTCCAAGATGTTGAGGTGAGGATGAACCCTGCCAAGGAGCAGGACATCTTCACCTATGACATGCGGATCGACATGCCGTGCGATCTGAAGACAATCACCACACCGTGGATTTATTCAGAGAGTATGTTCGGCATACCCCCCACTTACGCGATCTCTATCAACAGGAAAGATCTGCGTAGATACCACCAGTTGTATCCCAACATCATCATCATACTAGATGTGCAGTACCCTGACTATCAGGCCACGCACTGGACGGACATGGACAGGCTGCGTGTGTTCGTGAAGTCTGGAAAAGTTCAACTGCACAAATACAAAACTCGCGTTGATGATACGCAAGGGAACGCCAAGGATAGTTACATCTTTGACGTTCGCTGGTTCCCAGTTTTTAGATAGAAAGCATTAGCTGATTACCGCGAGACACATAGGCAGCAATCCTTTCCTCAAGCCTGTCTAGGATCTCACGTTTGCGCTCCTGTGATAGGCTTGCATTTGCATTCACATTGCGCCTCAACGTGTTCAGCTTCCTGATCTCGTTGTTGATCGAGCGGATTGGGCCAATGAGTGGCAGGTATTCCGCATACCTTTCCCTGATAGCCAGCGCTCTCTCTCTATCTCCATTGTCGATAGCGTCTTTGAGGTCTGCGTACACAGCCAAGACATCGTCGCGCTTTTCGTAGAAGTCTCCAGACCTGTCTTTTTCAGTAACCGCAGTTAGGAACTTATTGAGGATCGGCGTTCTGCGGATCATATCCTCTTCGAAGTCACCCATCATTGCGGCAGGGGCGTAAGTCGTAGCAGCCTCACCCATCTGCAAGACAAACTTGCCTGCGCCACCCAGCATAAAGTCAATGATATGCTCAATGACATCTGGCTGGATGTCTACGCGCTTGCCCAAAACCTCACCCGGTATAATGTCGCTCCCGCCACCAATGTTGTCATTGATGAACTTGGAAACCCAAACCGCACTCGGGCTAGTCGTTGACCAGTAAAGACTACTGCGTGACTTGTATTGCTCAAACGGCGACAACTCTTTGTAGATCGGGCCATCCATGAAGTTGCGGTTTGTCATCAACTCCACTGGCAGATCAAGCTGTGTTGGTGCCGCAAATGTCCAGAAGTTATTGCCGCCAAAGGGGTTGAAGGATTCTACTACTGTGCCCACTGTCGAAGCTGCCGCTTCTTGCGGGGTGTATGTTCCACCATCACCCATAGCGCCACGGGCCATGTTCCCCATGACACGACCGAAGTTGTAGAACATGTTGATCCCGTAGGCCAACGGTATGGAAACGAATGTGCCATCTCCATTCAGGTCTGGAAGGACGATGCTGTGCGACAGCTTGTAGTCACCCAGATTGTCATAATCTTTGATGCCATCATCGTCCTCATCGCCAGAGATAGCACCGTTGAGGAGTTCCATCACGAAGCCAGCGGTGATAACCCCAGCAACCAGCTTGCGGCCCTTGGGATTATTGACCAAGGACGTGAACATCGCCATTGAACCCTGAAGCGAGGCATTGAAGAAGAGGTAGAACGTATTGAACGCCGTCTTCATCTCGCCGCCCTTGGCGAAGTTTGTCGTCAGTTACCGCGTCGCCGCAGCGGCTTCCCTCAGTGCCCGTTCGGTCGGCACACCTTGTGCCTCAAGGTTACGAACGACAGCATCGAAGA